GCCATATATCTTTGCGTATCACTGTCAAAACGAAAACCTCGCTTAAGGAAGCCCGAATCAAAAATGGAATGGTAAGGAGTTGGATCTACAGTAGTAGCGTGCTCTATTAAGCCAGTGTCACGGAGTATCTTTGCAAAGAAATTCCTACGATCTTCGTACACCTCCCTACCATATTGGAAATATTCCTCCATGGCAGAACGAATCACGTTCAACATATGCTGCTCCGGAACATAAGTTCTATTTTTAACACACCAAGTAAGCATCTTACAAATTGAATCATGTTCTATCGGAGCCATATATCTTTGCGTATCACTGTCAAAACGAAAACCTCGCTTAAGGAAGCCCGAATCAAAAATGGAATGGTAAGGAGTTGGCGTTGCTTCTTTTTGCGCCATAGTGTATATAACACCATAAGCCCCCAAATTCCGCTCCATCACACAGTGATTAAAGAAATCACAATCAGGAGAAAAACCCATAATATTGTCATCTCCATAAGTGACATAAGCAACATGTTTATGAAAATCTAGACTTGTCCGCTGCGGATGGGCATTTTTATAAGCAATTCTCCCATAAAGGGAATTCGCAATGCCATTAATGATGACTGTAAGCGGATGACCAGACGGATTTGTACCAAAAAGCGTAACCAATAGGCCAAAATAATCCACTGTAGGAAATGCCGTGTCGTGCGCAATAACTCTAACGACTTGCAAATGCTCATGTGAGCATCCTGCAGCTTCCATCAATTTTATTACAGCGCGAAATGCTCCAATTATGAGGCGTGAAGCCATAGTCTTATCGTATTTCGCGAAGTCACCATCAGAAATTTGATCTCCAAATTGTGTGAGATGTTTGTACAACTCATCCCAATCGGGTGTTTGCGCAGCAATCCCAACGCCCATCTCAAAAGTTAAACGATTTCGCTGTACGACACGTATAAATGATAGCAAATACTGCCGTACAACAATTGTCCAATAAAAAGGAGCCCCACAAAAAACGCGGGTCTTCTTTTTATCTATCTTCTGGCGCGGAAGAGCTTCATCTTTAAGATGAGCTGTAAAAACTGGATGGGTCGAGACACCGTGCAGCATGAGAGATTCACAAATCTGCCGCATTCTTTCAACATCAGGCGACAAAATAATTGGCTCCTCCCACATCTCATTAGGCG